TAAAACAGATGAAATATTTTGCAACATCGAAGAACTTACAAAAATAGTAAATCCATATGAATATATTTTTTCTAAGGTGACTGGGTCAAAATTCTCTGTTAGTAAAATAAAACCATTCTCAAATGTATTCTATGACTTTCTAGAAATATCTCAAACGTTGAATATGTTCGATACTTATGGAGATACAGACATTTCATCTCTTCATTTTGGTTTAAATCGAAACTCAACAATTGAATGTATGAACATCATGAGAGAAGAAAATAACGACTTAAATTTGGGATTTGACAGCTTAGACAAATATGATAGTGAAAATATTTTAGGAATGAATAATATTCATTTTCTCTATTATGAAAATAGTTCGGATAAAAACGTAATACTTAATCTACTCAAATTTATAATTTTGCTTTTAGAAAAGCAAAAGAGCGGTGGATTTTGTGTGATCAAAATTGAGAATCTATTTTATAAACCGATAGTTGATATTTTATATATTTTAAGTAGCCTTTACGAAAAAATTTATATTATAAAGCCTAATACATCTCTCATAACAAACTTTGAGAAATATGTCGTTTGTAAATATTTTACATCTGATTTCGAGAGAATGAAATCATACTACGAAAATTTAAGTTCTTTTTTAGAAAAATTTTGTGACGAGTCTTTGAAAATATCAAATATTACAAAAGACGAAATTCCATATTATTTTATCAATAAAATAGAAGAGGCAAACATAATCGTTGGACAACAGCAGCTCGAGTCCCTTGATCAAATTGTGAATATTCTTAAAAATAGGAACAGAGAGGATAAAATTGAATCTTTAAAAAAAAATAATCTGCAGAAATGTATTCATTGGTGTGAAAAATATAAAATTCCGTATAATAAATTTACTGAAAAGGTTAATATTTTCTTACCATTTTTCAAACCAGATGACGAAAGAGCGCTCTTTGAAAGTGTAGAAGAAGATTTAGATAATAATGTTGTGATAGAAATATTTGATCAAAATGAAAAATTCGACTAAAGATTTGCATATGAAGATTGAAAATGATTTGTAGGAAAGGGAGATTGCACGTTAGCCCCTCGTATAGAAAATTCGGTAGGATTGGTTATTACAGAAGTATTTTTAGCGGAACAAGTTCTGTGATTTTGAAACCTGGGCCAAAAGTTAGTAAAATAATCTTGTGTGCAATAAGAAGCTTTATTTTTATATAAGAATGGTATCACAGGATTTCCTCCGGGGTTTATTGCTGGCCCAATTCCAAGTTTCGATTCAACTTTTTGTTCTCTGTTGTATCCTGCCAAATTCTTTTCGATTGTTGTAACATTCAATTTTAAAATTCTTGTACTGCTAGAAACAGCACCTTGTTGAGCAAATTGAGAGTTGTTCGGTTTGTAAACTACTAACTTGCAGCCAACTGGGTTATTGGGACCTTCGAATGGGATTCCGACATACGGGTTACTTGTGAAATCAGTAAATACTTTCAAGGCAGATGTTTTCGTTGGATCGGTAAGTCTTCCAAGATAATTTGCAAAAGCATTCAGAGTTTGTATATTCAAACTATAAAAGGCTGAAATTTGAGCATTTGTTAATATTTTTTGATTTTGCATAATTTGTATCATTGCCGCAATTAAATTAATCTCAGAGGCTTGGTAAATCTCGGCATTCGGTTGACAATTTGCGACATACGTATTGAGCGTTGCTAACGGGCTTCCCGGTTTAGCATTCTGAATTGCCTTTTCCGTAATAAATGGATGATTATATACAGCAGCAGGAACATTTGCTGGTCTCACAAAATTGAAAGCTCGCTGTTCGTAAGTTTGACATCTATTTTGCATATATTGTGCGTGAGTTGTATAATAATTTTTTTTTAAATTTGTGCTTGCGGGAATAACTCTGCGAAGAGCTTTTCTCTCTGCATTACAGCAAAATTTTGGTATTTGAGTTTCTGGTTCAGGATTTTCTGTAAGGTATTCAGGATTAGGTTTGTAGTTAGCAACAATTCCGGTACCTTCGCAAGTTTTGCAATCAATATCTGACTGCAGTTGTCCATTTTTTTCATTTACTGGATTTTCTTTTACGATGAAAGATCCGGGAGAATCAATCATTTGTGAAATAACTCCGAATCCGCCGGCACCTCCACCTAAAGAAGTCCCTTTTGAAGACTTAACCTCGCGATCATAATTTCTTGTAACTTGAATAATATTATTTGGATTTTCTGGATTAAGAAGAATAATCGGAATAGGAATTGTAGTACCTTTTCTGTAATGTTTGATAGGTCTAGCTTTTCCAAAAGCTGCCGGAAAATTATTTCCAACATCTTTATTAGTAAGAGGTCGAATGTGTCCAGCGGCTACACCAACCGGCCAACTGCCGACGCCGTTTGCTTTCCAGGTAATATAAGGAACGGCACCCTGATATTGGCCTACATTATTATATGTTTTCATTCCTTGTGGATAAAATGCTGATGACATAATATATAGTTATTAAAGAAAATAAAAAAATACATATATGTATATAGCAATGTTGGTGAACTTTTTAATTATAGTTTTTATACTACTAATTATTTATCAAATATTTTTATCAAATTTATCTTGTATTGAAGGACTTCAATCTTCTAAAAAAGAATCTTCTGTTATTTTTGAACCGAAGAAAAATAATATGATAGATGATATAAAAAAAAATGTAGAAAAAGTTACCGAAAGATTCAAAAATGCTGGAAAAAAAACCTAGTCTTTTACTATTAGATAATTTTTATATTTACATAGATTAAATGGCGAATTTATTTCAGGAAATTGTTTCTTATCCAAGTAAATGGCAGTCTAATACGATATTATCATCAAATAAAGATAAAAAAACTTCAGATTCATCGAATTTGATGCAAAATATAAATGGTTTGACTGACTATATAAATAATTTAATTTCTAGAGAAGATTTAGTAAAGAAACATTTATTCAAAAAACCTTCTTCTCAGGATGATGAGTTAGTTACATTCAAAGCAATGGGATCAAAAAATAATGTTTATCAATATGTACCATTGATAGAAAATACAAATCTACCACTAGAAAAAGTAGAATCCGATCCTATCCCTTTTCCAAAAGATCCGATGGTGCAAATTTATTTTGCCGGACTCGCTGCATTAGGCATTTATGTTCTTACAAAATTACTCAAAAATAAATAATATATAAACAAGAAATTTTATATATCATTTTTATCTTCTTCTCCTCCTTCTGGTTTTTCCTCCAACCCAATTATGTGGCATAGCGGTTGGGTATCCTGAAACGCGACCCGCGTTCATTGTGAGTCGGTCGTTATAGTTATTAAAAGCGCGTACATTTTGCCCGCCCCCTCTCTTAGATCCTCGTCTCTTAAATGTTCTTGCCATTTCTATATAAATAATGCAAGAAATTAATATTTATTATTTTTTCTTGTTTTTCTTCTGCGGCGACGCTTTCCTCCACTTTGACTTTGTCCTGGGTTGAAAGATTGTTCCGAACTGCTATAGGAGTTTGCTGGTGCGGCCGCTGTAGACGATCCCAAACCAATTTTATTTTTAAAATCACTGAAAAGATTTCCGATACTGCTCATAAATTTGTTTGCACTTTCTTTTGCACTTTCCCCCCAACCCTCTCCACCTCTTCTTCTTTTATTTGTTCTCCTTTTTGCCATATATTATAATACAAGAAATTATAATATAACTTTATTTATTTAAAAATCATGTGAGCCAATTTAAAACCCGCAATTCCACCTAAAACTTCTGCGATGATATAAGGAATAATATCTCGACTACTTACTTTTCCTGCGGCCAATAGAGAGATGGCTACTGCTGGATTAAACGCGCCGCCAGAAATACTTCCACCCAATAAGACTGCAATCGCTAAAGCGGCACCAATCGCTAAATAATTTCCAGTAGCAAAAATTATAAAACAAAGTAGGGCTGTTCCTAAAAACTCAACCAAATACTTTTGAAGCATTAATATATAGATTGTAGATAAAATAATTGAATTTTAAATTAATATGTTGGCCTACCTCCTCCGAGAGCCCCCCACGCACATACTTGTCCGTTTGTTAAACTAGTATTATAAATAGAACCCTTCTTTTTTGGCGCAACGCATCCACCCGATCTTGCCCGACGCAAACTCGATCTAGTTCCACTAGGATAATAATTTTTTGTTGTAATTGGCTCGACTAAAGGAAGTCCAACCTTGTAGGCGCTTTTTCCAACAGCGTTACTTTTCCTTATATTTACGTACATTGATGATTGAATCGGAGCAATATAATTCATATGCGTACTCGTTGGATGCTGCACATTTGTTGAATAGTCTTGAAATGACGAAGGGGTTGATATTTTTCCTAGAGCCCTTTGTAACGCAAGTTGATGTTGCGTGAATGCTTGTGCTCTTAGATATTGATGCCTAGCATTTGTATTATCCGCGGCGTAAGGAGGAGATTGATAAGGGTAAAACTGCTGGGGCGTTGGTCTTCTGCCGTTCAATGTTCCAAGATTATGCACTCCTGAAACTGGCGGATACTGATTCGTGCTTAATGGCCCGTAAACCGGAGTTATAACAATATCATCAAATTGTGTCATTTATACTTGTACTATATAAATATAAAAGAAAATACACTTATAAAGTTGATTATTTCACATATCATGCAAGTCAATTAGAACTAGTTTTGGTTTTGATATTTTATTTATTCTAGTATCCGATTCCCACTCTTTTATTACCTGATAATATCTATCAAGTGCATCTTTATAGTTATACCAAATAATAGCAAATGGCTTACTTCCCACAACAAATGTAACTTCGTTTTCTGGAAATTCTTGAATTATTAAATATGCCTTTGTTTTAACCATCTTAATTATATTATTTTTTCCTTTAAATTTGTTTATTTTAATATCTGCGAATAGCGCGAATAGCACTTTGAGATCCGCTTCCAGAGTTTCCGCCGTTTGTTACTGCGTTGTAATTTTTTCCAACCGCTTTCTGTTTTAAATATGTAACGTAATCAGAGCTATCGTATACATACTTTGTATTGCAAGTTCCTGCAGGAACGCCAGAATTGTCACAATTATTTTGAATAGCGCCAAAATGTCCTCTTAAACCTTTTAAGTTGGGTCTGCTCTGAAAACTTTGACAAGGACCTCCACAGGAATAGTAAATCCATTCACGGGCTAATAAGTCGCCGGAGTTTGTTACTGCGCGAAAAGGAGTGCATACGCGTTTCAAATTTTTAACGGCTAATTGTTTTGGATAAACATTATTCCACGCATTTCGTAGAGTAAAACGTGTTTGAGCAAACTCTTCGTTATTATCTGTGTCATTTAAAGCTTGAGGGATAAAACCGGGTATACCGCCACCTAAAACAGGACGCCCTCTTGCTGTATTTTGGAGAATATTCGCCTTGTTGATTATATTCGAATAGCTACCATTAATTGCGCTTGTATATCCAATCGATGTTGACATTTATATACTATAGTCCGATAAAATAAAACTCTAGCTAAATAAATATACTTTAAAAAGTATGATAAAACATTTTAATACTTTCATATATTATAATGCAGCTTCTCCTTATTTCTTCAATTTTGTTTGTATGCATCGACGCAATATATTTAAATTTAATGAAAGGCTATTTCAATAATCAAATCAAAAAAGTGCAAGGTTCTATTATTCAAATAAATATGGTAGGCGCGTTTATAACATATATATTTTTAATCTTTGGTCTTAACCACTTTATTATTAGTAAAAATAAAAGTGTAAAAGAAGCATTCTTACTAGGTATAGTTATTTATGCTGTGTATGAATTTACAAATTTATCTCTATTAAAGGATTGGTCTGTTCTTACGACTATCCTAGATACTACGTGGGGAGGTGTTTTGTTTGCTTTAACGACGTATTTAGTATACGAGATTAAAAAATTATTTTAATTTCCACTTAGTACTGCATATAAAGTAGAGAGATATATCTCCAAATAATGCGCTCATATTTTGTATATGTGCACATTATTTAAAAAGTGATTGGGGGTATGTTTCCAAAATCACTAATAAAAGTATTTGAAATATTTTTAAATGTATCATTCATTTTATCTACTTCACTACTTACGTCGAAGCCCACACATCCATCCATCCATTTAGTTATTCCCGTCCAGTCAAAAATAACTTTTATTGTGTATTTATAAACAAGTTCCATATAATCAACTATCCACCCGGGTATGAAATAGCGTAAAAAACCATCAACTCCCGATAATGTTCCTTGTATTCCATATGCTGGAACACAACTTGGTAAGTTAGTTATTTTATCTCCGATTAATCTAAATATATTGAAAATCTCAACAAATACATCTCCGAGTCCCGTAAAAAGAGTTGTAAAAGGGTCAACAATTGCTTTATTAAGAATGCCCGGTATTTGATCAAAAAATTTAAGCAATTTATCTATTACCACAGTTTTTACTGTCTCTTCAACCAATTTTATGAATTCCATAAATTTTTCGTCTATTTCTTTAGTTACACGTTTACCTGTTTCTTCTATAGTTTTAACTCCTGACAAAACACCGGTTTCTACTGTAGTTGCTGCATCCGTAACACCGGTAGTTATAGTTTTACCTATTCCGTCTATTTGTTTTCCTATTCCTTTTACTTCTTTAGTTATTAGCGAGCCAGCAGATTCTATATTACTTATTACTGGAGTTATTCCATCACTTAACGAAGATAATGCACCTTTAAACTCATCACCTATAATTTTTTCAACGCCAGCTATTTTATCTCCCACTCCAGATAGTTCACTTCCTATAGTTCCACCTATAGATTGTACACTACTTATTGAAGATGTAACACCCTGTGATGCAGAACTAACCGCTTCATCCAACTTGCCTTTTATAGTAGGTCCGACATTTTTTACTTCATCTCCTAGTACAGAAACTTTATCAAGTATATCACTTACTCCTCCAGTAATTGTTGGACCGATTGAAGTTAATTGCGATCCTATAGTATTAAATTGATTGTCTATAGTATTGATAGCACTAGTCACGCCTTTAAATACGGGGTTGCCTGTAATCTGAGTATCTATTGCATCTGCAGCAAGTTTATATTGATCGGAAATAACACTTGGTAATTCAGTTATTTTAGTTGTTAAACCACCTGCTTTATCTGCGAGAGATGAAGCGCTTTGATAAGTTTGTTCTACTTTCGCTGGTAAATTAACAATACCATCTTTTATTTTTGTCATAATATTTCCAATATCTTCTACATTAAACCCTTCACTGACCTTATTTTTTTTTAGTAAAATAAAATGGGTTACTATGACAATCAATATGAGTATTAATATGAAAGTAATATTTTCATTTAAATATCTATTAAAGTTTTTAAATTCATTGTTTGTATAAATTAGTGCTGTGTTAAATAGTAAATTTATACTACCTAAATAGTTATTGATGGTTTTATTTATTGTTTTTAAACTATTATTCATTGCAGATATATAATATAACTATATATTTAGTTTAAATTTAGATAAACTATTTTCAAAAGTTTTTGGAATTTCTTCAAAAATACCTCCAAGTTTTTTTATTTCATCGGTAAAATCTTCCATAGGTTTTGCTATATTATCAAAAAAGGACGCGGCATCATTTTCAATATCTTGAATTGTACTTCCGAACTCTTTTATTGACGAAGGAATAGATTCAAATAACGATCCAAATTCAGTAAAAGATTTTTTAATGTCAGAGACTATGTTATTTATTTTATCCATATTTTGTGATATCTGTAAGTTTATATCATTTATCATTTGTGTAATAGGTTTGAATATTTCGGATACTGTTTTTAAAGTATTTCCTAACTCGCTTAATGCGCCATAGAAACTAGATAAAAGAGTTTTCAGATCTGTTATACCTGACTCCATTCCGGAATTTATTACTTCGTCGAGTTTGGGAAATAAATTTTTTATTTGCTCCATTTGTAAATTTAAGTTACCAATTACGTCTTTTAGATCATTTACGCCTCTTTCTAATACACTTTGTGACGATATCAAAGAATTAATATAACTAGTAATAACACCTATTAATTTATCGATCAAAGATTGCATACCTAATAATTTTGGAGCCGCAGTATTAACGTCGATTATTTTTAAATCTTGAGAAACCTTGCCGATTGCATCTACCATATTTTTAACTTTTGGTATTAAACTATCAAAACTATTATTAATATTATTAACATCGGAATCAATATTTGGAAAGATTTTCACAATATCGTTTGCAAATTGGGTAATAGCGGCCTTGGCGGCTTCCGCTATACGACGTAATTCTGCAGCAGCAGCTTCTGCAGCGGCCTGTATACGAAGTCTTTCTGTCTCAGCAGCAGCAACAGCAGCAGCAGCAGCATCAGTAACAGCATTAACGGCTTTATTAGCAGTATTAACTACAGTATTAACGGCTTTATTAGCAACAGGAGCAACAACGGCCCTGAAATCGTTCCACCCCCACCCTTCCCTTATTATTTTTTTTTTTTTAATAAAATGAAAAGATATTAAAATCAATAAAATTATTATTATAAAATTTATATTTTTATTCAAATAAACATAGATATTTTTTAATATATCATTCATTGCAGATATATAATATACCTATATATTTAGTTTAAATTTAGATACCCTATTTTCACACGTTTTTGGAATTTCTTCAAAAATACT